GGTTACCTATTGGCATTGCTTGTCTCCTGTAGTTTTATAAAGCACCAACTCTGCTGATTGCTTTAGCTTAGTAACTTATACTCGTAAGCATAATGTTCTATCGGTAGCATCCATCAACAGAGTCGAGAGGGTTATTCTAATAGTGTTCTAAATACTAGCTCATGATATAGTATAACCTGTCAAGGTTCACATTCAAATAGCTCTCAGTGCTTTATCGTTTCATGTTTATATTTCTACTTTACTTTCTAAATCTAATTCTATATCCATCTCACCTGCTGTTAGGTAAGTGGTTGGATAATATCCATTACTTAAACCATTTTTATCTTTAATGTAATGACCTGATAACTCTATAAAATACTTACGAATATTTTTATTTAATCCTGTATCCCAATATACTACACTAAGAACAATATGTTCATCACCATCTGTGTCTTTACATTTATATTTACCTGTAATATGTATCATTTATTTATTCCTTAATCTAAATCTATTTTCTCAAACCTATTAGTCCTATCATCTGACCATTTCATAATATATATAAAGGCGTAACCCATTAATGTAACACCTATTAAAAATATAGCAAATAATATTATTAGTTCTAGTATCCCAACCATTTATTCTCCTTGTAGTGGCTAAGCCTCAACTATTTGCAAAGCAAGATGTTAATACTCCCAATACGCTAGTAATGTAGTCTATTTTAGATACTACAATAGGGGACTGTCAGTAAAGACTTGTCCATCGCCTAATGGCTTATATCTTCGGCTTTCATCTCACATAATTGAGGCTTGGTTAAATTACCTTGTTTTGGTAACGTTTATCTAAATCTTGTATAAGTATCGCACACACACATAATGTTGAGTGTATGACTATGTATAGGGACAAATAGGGTGCAAACACGCATCACTAATGGCTCACACCCTTTATAATGTCCTAGAAAGAGGGAACTAGTCCCTCAGGCTAACCCATCGTGATGGAATCTGCTGTGTCCATTAGCGAATCATCATTCAGAGGTGCAAAAGAATCAAGCAATGCTTGAGTAAATACATAACGCTTGCCACTTGCTAGTTCACAAAGGTAAACTTTCTCACCATTAAGCTGTAATGTCTTGCCTGTAAAATGAGCTGTTGATAAGGTTACAGTATCCTTGATTGTAAAAGATACATTAAATATTACACCGACTTTGAACTCCATTGTGTTCTCCTATTTTGTTTTTAATTAAAAATTAACGTAAAAAAGATAATGAAAATATCCTTTTGGGGGGTATGGTTTGAATATTACAGCGTCCACTAAAATGCCCCAATTTTTCCCATTTTACCTCTTGCGATTGTTTTTTTAAAAATCATGTTTTGTGAAATCTGTGTAATTATATTATTTGTAGATAACTTATAGAAAATAAATAATGGTTGCATCTAAACTAGTTTTTTATATAAATTATATATATATGAAGAAAATGTATAAATTGATTATTATATACAATGAAAATGAAACTGAATGTGAAACACTAATAGAGTATTTTGATGAAATAGAAGATGAATGTGAGCTAGAATTAGAAGATTATCAAGATAAAGAAATAAGAGATGGTCTTATAGCTATTCAAATGATGGGGGAAGCATGAGGTCTTATACGGTCAACAACAAGAAGCACGACGTCTTTGAGGACGTCGACGAAGTGCCAGGAAATATTGATTACTTATATGACTGGAGACATGGCAATCTAGGAGATTGGGTGTTAACAGATGATGGATGTGTACTACAGATTATTAGACAAGGTACAATGTTTAGGTCTAAAGGTAGTTTAAAGAAAGTAGACTATGTAGGTACATGTACTGGTACATTCTTAAAAGATGGTAAGATGAAGATGGATGCAGATAGAAGAGAGAATATCTATTCATTATCTGGTAAGAAATCATCTAAAGGCGTATTAGAAGATAGAAAAGAATTAACTGCAAGAGAAGAATTGTTTATTCATAACTTGCAAAAGAATATGACTTTAAAGGATGCATATATAAATGCATATAAGACTGATAATGAGAAGTATGCTGAAACAAGAGCTATGCTTCTTATTAAAACAGAGAGGGTACAAAAAAAGATGAAAGAGCATTTAAAGCCTATATTAGAGAAATTAGAGATAGATGAAGAGTTAGTATTAGATGGTATTAAGCATATTGCTCTTACTGCTGAGAAAGACTCTGATAAGTTAAAAGCTTTAACAGAATTATCTGAAGTATTAGAAATAAAAGATAAGGGAGTTAAGGTTCAAGAAATAACAGGTATGGCTTCTAAAGAGCTGTTTAGTGGTTTTACAGATGAAGTAAGTGTAGACAGACCTAAGTTAAAGGAATAAATATGCCTAGAAAGAAAAAGGGAAGTAAAGGATTATACGCTAATATACATGCAAAGCGTAAAAGAATTAAAGCAGGTAGTGGAGAGAAAATGAGAAAGAAAGGTTCTAAAGGCGCTCCTACTGCTAAAGCATTTAGAAGGTCTAAGAGAACTGCAAAGAAAAGATGAACGAAACTAAAAAGATTAAAATAGAAACTCCTGTAGGTAGCATAGAAAGTGATTCTGGTAATCATTTTGTAGATATTGCAAGTGTTATGCTTATCATTCTTTGTGTATTAATGTTTAAAAAAATAATGAAATTATAGAGGATATTATGGCTAAAATAACCAAAAAAGACAGAGAAAAAATGAAAGTTAGTAGAGAGGTTGCAGGTACTATAATTGCAGCTAAACAACTATATGATATAGCAGAACCAGTTATTAGAGAAGGTTATAAAAGAGGCAAAACTTATTTACAAAATAGAAAAAAGAAAAGAGATTACCCAACTAATAGTTATAAAGAAGGAGAGTAAATGGCTAAGGTAACTTATAAAAGTAAAAAAACAGGTAAAGTTATTACACAAAAATCTTTAGATAACTATGGTCCTGTTAAAAAGGCTAGTAAGCCTGTTATTAAAAAAGAAGGAAAAATTTACAAAATAGCAAAAAATACATACAAGGAAGGAGTATAGTATGCCTTACGGTCCAGGAACATATGGAAAAAAAAGAGGAAGACCTCCAGTTAAGAAAAAGAAAAAAATGGTAAAAAGAAAAAGAAAATAATGGCAAACATCAATTTTCATAATGTATCTAAGGAAGAAAAGTTACTAAGACAAGCGTATACTGATATGATTGCTTTTGGTAAATTATTTTTACCTCAAGATTATATGAGAAGTGAAACGCCTTGGTTTCATTACCAAATAGCAGACAAAGTAGATGATAAATCTATAAAGCAGTTAGCTATTATAATGCCTAGAGGGCATGGTAAAACAGTTCTTACTAAGTGTGATATATTAAAGTCTTTTTGCTTTAATGGTAAAGAGAAAGAATGGGGCTTATCAGATGTTGATGAGCCTTTGTTTTATGGCTGGGTGTCTGCTACTGCAAAGCTTGCCACAGGGAATATGGATTATATAAAAACTCATATTGAAACAAATGAGAGAATTAAGTATTACTTTGGCGACTTGAAAGGAAAGAAATGGACAGAAACAGACATAGAGTTTTCAAATGGGTGTAAGCTCATTTCTAAATCTAATATTTCAGGCATTAGGGGAGGTGCGAAACTACACAAAAGATACGACCTTATCGTATTGGACGATTTTGAGGACGAGAACAATACAATTACTCCTGAAGCTAGAGCAAAAAACTCCAACCTTATTACTGCTGTGGTATTCCCTGCTCTTGAGCCTCATACTGGGAGGTTACGTATTAATGGGACTCCTGTCCACTTTGATAGTTTTATTAATAATCTTATTGTTAATTATGAGAAATCTGTTCAGGAAGATAAAAAGTTTTCTTGGGATGTAGTATTGCATAAAGCTATTACAGAAAAAGGTGACGCTTTATGGGATAGTTGGTTTGGATTAAAAGAGCTAAATAGAAAGAAGAAGTTTTATGCAGACTCAGGTCAGCCTCACAAATTCTATCAAGAGTATATGATGGAAGTTCAAAGTGAAGATGACTCTGTATTTAGTAGAGACCATATTAATTATTGGCAGGGTGGCTATATGTATGACGAAGATGCAGGTATTGGTTATATATTAAAAGATTCAGACAATCCTGTTCCTGTAAATATATTTGTAGGAGTAGATTGTGCAACAGATGTTATAAGAAGAGATAGTGACTACACAGTATTAATGGTAGTTGGCGTAGATGAGTTTAATAAAGTATATGTACTTGAGTATATTAGAAAAAGAGGTTTACCTGTACTTGGTATACCTGGTGATGAGAAAAAAGGTGTAGTAGATTATATCTTTGAATTAGAACAAAGGTATCATCCTTCGTTATTTGTAATAGAAGATACTACTATGTCTAGACCTGTGTTTCAATCTCTTCGTAGCGAAATGTTAAGACGTAATGAGTTTGGTATTAAGTTTAAAGAAGAAAAACCAGGTACTCGTATGTCTAAAAGAGATAGAATACAAGGTATACTTGCACAAAGATTTGCTGTAGGGCAAATGCATATAAAAAAGGAAATGTATGATTTACATCATGAGATTATTACATTTGGTCCAAGAATGGGTCACGATGATACCATCGATGCACTTGCTTATGCTTGCAAGTTTGCTGCACCTCCTGCTGGCATCAAATCTGCAGAAGGAAGACATTACAAATATAAACCAAGAGCAAAAAGTTGGGTGGTTGCATAGTATGGCTTTTAGTTTAGATGCATCTATAGAATTAGTTACAGCGGCTTTTCCTGGAAACAATGCTTCAGACATGTTAAAGTTTATAGCATCTGCAGAAAGTAATTATGGTAATTATGATATAGATGAAGCTTTATCTTATGGGGCTTATCAAATAGACCCTATTAGATTTTTTGATATTATACAAAATACAGAAAGAGCAAATGAAACTAGAATTGATTCTGCAAATAACTTTTTAAGAAAACATGGTATGGGTAATGAATTTGATTTAAGAAAACTTGCTGATTATAATGAAACTACTAAAAATTTTGATTATGTAGATAGAGATAAAATGCATAATCCTTTAGTTGCAACTACTATAGCAAGGTTAGCTTTAATGCAAGACCCTAATGCTATACCTGGAGAGTTAGAAGAAATGACTGATTATTATTTTAATTTTTGGTCACCTAAAGTTAATAGTCCAGACCAGCCTCGTTATGAATATAAAAGAAGTGAAGCTAAAAGAAAATTTAAAAAATATAACCCTGAAGCTTATGAAGATTCTTCAGATATGAATAATCAAGCATTTGATGCTATGGTTGACAGTACTTTAACGCCAACATTAGATAGTATTAATTTAGAATTAAAAGATTAAATTAAATAGAGGGAAGCAGAATGGAAACTTATGGAAGAGCAATTACAAGGATTGATTGGAGAATGGGGCTGGATGGCCGCAGCAGCTTTTGCATTAATGATGTTTCGTGCTACCTTAGAAAATGTTTTAGAGTCGTTAAAGATATTTTTAGGAAACGACTTGAACACAGACGATGTGATACATTTAAATGGAAGGCCAGCAAGAGTTGTAAGAGTTGGTGTATGGAAAACAATATTTTTTGTGTATGATATTGGATGCGCAAATGGTAAACCTTATGTTAAGGGTGGCTGCAAAAAAGCTGTACAAAATGATAAACTTAAAGATTATGAAATAGAAAAACCACTACCTATGTTAGATTTATCTAAATGGGATGATTGTAAAGAGGATGAATAATGAGTCAAAGAAAAGATAAAGTTGTATTTAGAAGAGTTTTGCAAGAATTAAAAGTAAACAAAAAAGATGAATTTGTAAGTCTAAATCCTCAATATGGTGATGAAGAGGAAGCTTTTAATAGAAGTGTATATCAAAATAGCGAACTTATTAGTAGAAGAGAAATAGACCCTGATAATGATGAGCATGGAAATTATGACCACAATTTAGGTGGATACCAATATGAAGATGAAAGAGAACGAATAGTTAATGGCAAATACAAAAGAACTTATCATCGCAGGCAAAGACCTTTTACTACAGAAGAAAGAATAGATAATTATATGACTGCAGGTAAAAAATTATATAAGAAAATAAAAAAGAAGGTACTTAAATAATGGCTAAAAAGAAACAGGATAAGAGGGCTTTACGAGTTAGAGACATATTTGATAATGTCAATACTGGTAATAGACAACAATGGGAATTTATAAACCAAAAAGGTTTTGACTTTGCTAACGACAATCAGCTATCTGCTGATGATAAAGAAATGTTAGAAGAACAAGGTATGCCTACATTTACTATTAACAGGATAATACCTGTAGTAGAAATGTTAAATTACTATGCTACTGCTAACTCACCTAGATGGCAAGCAATAGGTACAGAAGGTAGTGATAGTGATGTTGCCGCTGTTTTTTCTGATATGGCTGATTATGTATGGTATCAATCTAATGGACAATCTTTATTGTCTAATGCTATAAATGATTCTGTTGCTAAATCTATTGGTTATCTAATGGTAGATATTAATCCTAATGCAGACCAAGGTATGGGAGAAGTAGTAATAAAACAGCCAGACCCTTTTGATGTTTATATAGACCCTAAGTCTAGAAGCTTGCTGTTTGAAGATGCTGCATATATGATGATTAGAAAAGTATTACCTAGAACACATCTTATGAAAGAATATCCTGATAGTGCAAATAAAATAAAGAAAGCATTTTCTTATGATAATAGCACTTATAATTATACAGAAAAAGTATTTGATGAAACTCAAAAAGATTTTAGTGCTAAAGATGTATTAGATGAGTCTACTACAGATATGTTAGACGAACAAGATACAGGTAAGGTAGATTTAATTGAATATTATGAGTTGTTTGAAAAAGAGCAACAATTATTTGTAAATATGTTTTATAAAGTTCCGCCTGACCCTTCTGTTTTAGAAACTATTAAACAACAAGTTAAAGTAAAAATTGAACAAATGCAAAAAGAGCAAATGGTTGCTTATAAAGAAAAAGAATTAGAACTTGTTCAAATGGTTGAGGCAAAGCAAATATTACCAGAAAGAATGCAACTTGAACTAGAAAAATTACAAGCTCAAATGAAAGAGCAAATAAAAATGACTGAAATGCAGTTTACAAATGAACTTCAAAAACAAAATTCTGTTATTGAAAATAAAGTTATTACAAAAGAAGAATATAACATATTATTAGAAGATGAAGATTTTGCAGATTTAGTTGTAGACTCTATTGAGTTTTATGATTCAAGAATTAAAAAAACCTGTGTAGTTGGAGATGTCTGTATTTACGAAAAGTACTTACCTTCAAAAATCAAAGATTATCCTTTGATTCCTTTTCACTACAAATGGACTGGCACTCCGTATCCAATAAGTGCAGTGTCTCCACTCATAGGTAAACAACAAGAATTAAATAAAGTGCATCAGTTAATGGTGCATAATGCATCTCTTGGTAGTAGTTTAAGATGGATGTATCC